CTTGGCGGTTGAGCCGCCGACAATATTACTGTGGTTCACTGAACTCTCCTTTAGTTGATTGAGACTGAACTATAGCATAGAAAATAAAACTGTGCTAAACTTTTTGACATGAGAGAAAAAATAATTGAAAATCATTTTGTATGGGCGGTTGAGCGCATTGGTGGCAAGACGTACAAGTTCACGTCACCAGGTCGCAAAGGCGTCGCTGACAGGATTGCGTGTTTTCCTGATGGCAGTACATGGTTTGTGGAGTTGAAGACCAAGGGTGGCAGGCTGTCGGGGTTGCAAAAGCTGTTTGCGGATGACATGACGGCCTTAAATCAGAAGTATGCGTGTTTGTGGACAAAGGAACAGATTGACTTATTCATTACGACCTTACCAAAATGAGGCGGCTGACTTTTTGTATGAGCGCGACCGGGCCATGATCTTGGCACCTGTTGGCGCTGGCAAGACGGCCATCACCCTCACAGCCATGCAGGACATGCTGGCCGACGGTGTGGCCAAGCGCTTCCTTGTTCTGGCGCCCAAGCGCGTCTGTACCGACGTGTGGCCAGTTGAGCAACTCAAGTGGGCACCCAACGTACCGTTGGCCGTGGCGGTGGGCACACCTAAGCAGCGCTTGGCTGCGTTACGTTCTGACGCGCAGATTGTGGTCAGCAACTACGACAACATTGCTACGCTACCCACAGCAAGTTTTGATGCAATTGTGTTTGACGAATTGACGCGCTTGAAGAACCCATCAGGCGCGCGTTTCAAGGCGCTCAAAATTGACCACATCAATATCCGCTGGGGCTTGACCGGTAGCTTCACCAGCAACGGATTAGAAGACGTCTTTGGCCAGTGCAAGATAGTATCTACTGCTTTATTGGGTCGATCCAAAGGCGCGTTCATGCAACAGTATTTTGTGCTGATCAACAAAGACTTTGGTGAGTGGGCGCCGCGTGTTGGATCGCTGGCCAAGGTCATGGAGCGCATCAAGCCTGCAACTTATGTCTTGGATGCTGGCGAGTACAAGGACAAGCTGCCGCCCCTGCACGTCGTCGAGGTGCGGTGCGACCTAGACGACCGCGAGCCCTACGAAAAGATGAAAAAAGACTTTCAAGCGCTGGACGTCACCGCGATAAATGCGGGTGTGGTAACTGGCAAATTGCAACAGATGGCCAGTGGGTTTGTGTACGACACACGTAGGACTGCCTCCGAAATTGCCGGTAGGTTCGATTCTACGCAAACCGCCGTATGGTTTAGCGCCCATAAATTTGACCGGCTTGAGGAGTTACTAGATGAAAACCAACATGCCAATACTATCTTGGTCTACCAGTACCAAGAAGAACTCGCCGAGATTCAACGTCGATTTAAAGTCACCACGCTGGACGACGCTGATGCAATCACGCGATGGAATAACGGTGACGTGCGACTGCTTGCCGTTCACCCTAAGTCAGCAGGCCACGGACTTAACTTACAACATGGAGGATGTCACATGGTGTTTTTGTCCTTGCCGTGGAGTTTGGAATTGTACGAACAGACCGTTGGTCGTCTGCACCGGTCAGGCCAATCACACGCTGTGTGGGTCTACGTGATGATGACCAACAAAACTATTGACGAAAAGATTTGGGGTGCGCTGCATGACAAACGCGCCGTATCGGATATTGCAATGGAGGAACTGAAGTGAGATTAAATAACTGGAAGACCCAACTCAGGGCTGAGAAGTCTATCAACAAAATATACCAACGCGACTTCAATGCCGCTTGGCGTAAGTTGAACAAGAGCATGAAAACAATCAAACAACTGGAGGACAAAATTGCAACTCACCTGGCGACAATTAAACAAGGAGCTTAAGACTTTTGATGAGCAAGAGGTTTTAGACATGCTGACCCATGAACGAGGCAACGCCAAGCGCGTGGCGGTGTTGGAGCGTCTGCACCAACGCTACACCGTGCTGCGGGCGTCGCGTGAACGTATTGAACTTTTACAGGAGGCTAAACGGCCATGAGATATTTTCTTTTTTTACTTTTAAGCGGCTGCGCCGCAGGATCATCTTGGAACGCCAGTCTTTTTGATGACGCGCCAAGCGGCACTACGCAACAGAAGTTGATCTTGGACAAGGACATTCAAGCCATGAGCCGCAACGAAGTGATCTTGGCCGTGCAGGAATGCGAAGTCTCTGGCCTTCGCGCCGTGATGATTTTTTCTAAGCGCAAGATTAACAACCACACAGCAGACGTTGTTGTTGACGTGACTTGCGCGCCTAAGTACAGGTACTGAGAAGGGGACGCCATGATTGACCGACTTATTCTCAGTGCTGTGCTAGGCACAGTGGGGTTCAATGGTTTGTTCCCTGACCCGCCGCCACCCCCGACGCTAAAACAAAAAGCAAAAGAGAGATCCATTAGTGAAATGTGCGACCAAAAGCCAAAGAGCAAGGAAGCAAAAGATTTGTGTAAACGATGGAGGACACATGCTTGAACGTATAAGAACATTTTTTGGCAGGATTAAAAACAAAACGACTGTCGTTGCACAAGGGGCGGCGTGGTATTGCACCGATTGCAAGCTGGTGTTCTTAACTAAACAAGCTGGCGACAAGCACAGTTGTGAGTACAGATTTCAAGATTCAATAGTGAAGATGAGAAAAGATGCCGAGACAAAAAACTGAGTTAACTAAAAGCGGCAAGGCCATTGGCGTTCGTTTGACGCAAAGCGAATACGAACAATGGGTGAAGCTAGGGGGAGGCAAATGGTTAAGAAAACTTCTACAGGAGAAAAAAGATGCCCGCGTTTAACACATGGAGCCAAGAGAACTTGGCCAAGTTTGCTGCTGAGGCTTACGCCAAGATGCAAGAGCAGCAAAACCACATTGAACAATTGCAGAATGATTTGAAAGATGCCATGAACGCTTATAGGAGTTTAATTAAATGAGTTATATCGTGGCGTCATTGCCACCGATTAAATGTTTTGTAAAGCGTGAATTTTTATACAACGACCACAAAGGGCACGGCGAATTAGAGCCTGCAATTTGGGTCAGCCTTAAAGCCCTGCGCGGCCAGGTGTTCCGCATTGAGTCACTACTGCCAGCGTATGGCGCGCTGTACGACAAGCTACCTATCCACGCCTACGTGTGGAAAGAAGATCACGGTAGTTTGTCCATCGACGCATTGCAGTTGTGGGACTGCATGGGTTACCGGTTTACCATTATTGAAAAAATTGGCTTGCGTAACTTAGGCGTGAAGTTTTTAGGCAAAGACAAAGAATGGTATTTTGGTCGTTACTTGTTTACCGTGGACTTCTGCGCTGATGGCATGGAAGTGGATACGGGCTTTACCGAGCAGGCCGAAGAGCACAAGTCCTTTAACTGGATTGCGCTTGACAACGGCCAGTTTGCCTGTCAACCTAACAACAGGTGCCTGTGGTATGACCAGAGCCTGATCCCTGCCGAGACAAAGTTCCCAGACTTTCAGGCCGCAAAAGAATTTTGGACGGTAGACGGCACACGCAAGTGGAGCGCGGGGGACGATTGGTTTTACGACTTTAAGGAGAAGACATGATTGCAACCATATTTGCCTTGGCCATTGGGGCCGTCATCGGCGCGGGGACGCTGATTCTTTTTGTTATGGTGCTGGCACACGTTCAAAGTGAGGACAATCCACCAGATTGGAGAAGTTCCCACCCCAACGATTCTTTGGATACAACGACTCCCAGTACGCGCCGAGAGGCGCAAGAACCGCTTTATCCCAAATAATCTGGCCGTCCTTGAAGAAGTTCAAGTCTATGGCGCAGCGTTTTAAGTGGATGCTGTTCATAGTCTTGGAGCGGCCAGTTTTAAAGTAGATGGCTTGCTGTTCGGGGGTACGCGCCAGTTCGCCGCCGGTGACCACAAAGCCTTGGTCGGTGGCGTATTGGATCAGTTTGCAGGCATCCAACAGGAATGCAGCTTGTTCAGTGCTTAAGCTCATTTCTTCCTCATTTCTGCGAGTTTCTCAACCGTGCGTCCACCAAAGTACGCGCCCATGATTAACATGCCCCAGTTACCCAGCAAGGTGACGTAGGACTCGTTTGCGTTGTACCCAAAGGCAGACATCATGGCAAACAAGAAGTAACCCGAAAAGATGGCGATCAGCGACATGGGTCGGATGTTCTTAGATAGCCAGGAGTCAGACGCCATATCCGCTTCCCAGCGGTCGGTGATGTTATCCGCGTCGTTCTGCGCGGCCTTGGCAAACAGTTCTAGTTCAGCCAACTCCATCTTGGCCTTCTCAATGCCTAGCTCAAGCAAGCGCTCTTCGTGGTCATACTGCAATTGGCGCAGCTTGCTGACCTCTTCAGGGCTTGGGTTGTCAGAGATCTTCACGCCAAGCGTCTGCTCGACGACTTCTTTGCCCTTGGCTTGGATAGCGCTGGATAGCAACGTCAACCCGTTTTGGGCTAGGCTACCGAGGAGGGATGCAACTATTGGAATCATGTTAGTCCTTTCCTGTCAAAGTTTTTATGGGTTTGCTGACAACGGTTTTTTCTTCCAAAATGGCAATGTGCATTCTATTTTCTGCAATCTGGTCACGGTTGCGTTGGATTTCTTTTTCCAAGTCTTGGCGTAACTTTTCCCTAGCCAACTCAGCACCTGTATTGCTGGCTTGCTTGTTGTCTGAAGTCACCACCAAGCTAATTTTGCTGTTAAGGATGGTGACCTCATGGGCTAGATTAGACAACGCCGACATAAGGTAAACGACGCAAGAAAACAATAAAGGCAACAAAGCAAATGTGATTTTTTCAATCAACTGTCCTTTGCTTTCCATTGCTTGAATTTTTTCTTCGCTCATTGTTTGTCCTTTTTCTCTAATTCTTTCAACATCTTCTCAATCCTAGTCTCTATGCGTTCCGCTTTCTTTTGTATTGTGAGGGTATCAAAATACAAGCTGACCATCAAAGGCAGGAAAAGACAGATCAAGATCATCAACAATATGATGAGAACTATATTTCCCGACTGCGATGAATTAGGTACATCAACGCCCAGATTTCCAGAATCACGATCAGGGCTGCTCCGAAAATTAACGCTTCGTCCGCCAGTTTGTCGAGCCGCTTTTGACGTTGCCATTTTCTTTTCCGTTCTGCAATTACTTCCTGCTTTATTTCTTCCTCATGCTTCTTTGCCAACTTGGCGTATTCTGCTTCATACCTTGACCAGACTGCACCCAACGCTGGATCTGTGTGGTAAATCAAAAACTCACGCAACTCAATTGACTGTCTTTCAAGTTCAATCTGGTTGAACACGTTTTCAAGTGCCTGCGCCTTGAGAGATTTTTCTTTTGGTGGGTTAAGTTCTTGGCGCTTAACTTCTTTCTTGACTTCTTCATGCGCCTCAAAGAACTGCCCAATAAACCCAGAAATTTCTTTGGTTACTTTATAAAGGTCTGAGCCTGTAGCCTTGGCGTCTTTGTAAATTGCAATTCCTTGCTTGATGCCAGCAATTGCGGTAAGAGCCAAGGTGATCGGATCAATTTACAACCCCAAGATTTTTTTGATAAGCTCGCCAGCAACGCCTGGGCCAAACAGCACGGCAACAATCACAATGTAGATTAGGTACTCAATCCGCGTCATACGCTTGTCGCCGTCAATGAATGACTTCTCAATGGCCGCGTAGCGTTCGGCGCAAACCGCTTCGTGTACTGCTATCTTGGTGGGTGTATCGTCAATCATATTGTGGCGCCATGCCGCGCAGTTCAATTCGCATTGCGTTTTGGTTTTCTTGCGCGGGCGCAAGGGCGTTTTGTGTTTGCGTGATGACGTTTAACTTAGTTGGGCTTAAGTTGGCTTGGCCAAGAGCCCTAAGCACATCAAGGCGTTGCGACGCAGGGACTTTTTTCAGAAGTGTTTCAAAGTCTTTTGCAGACGCAAAACCTTTTTCAAGTTCCTTCAGCACGTTTGCGCTCATTGTGTCTTTTAAAATGTCCAGCATTTGGTTTGTCACCGTTACTTTGACATCTAAAAAGCTAGGCAAACGAAACTTGGATTGGTTAGCTTCCATGATTATTTTCATGGCATCTGCGCCAGCTTGCGTTTGACGCACAACTTCGGCGTTGCGTTTTAACTCAGACTCAATACCTTTGACCACACCCATTTGTTGTGGCGACAGTACTTGACTTAGATCGTCGTACCTTGCCGCACCAGTTGATTTCTTGAGCAGTGCAGTTTCGCCGCGCCCTAATGCAGTCATAAATGGCCCAGCGCGTTCACCAGCGCCGAGGGGTTGCGCGAGGACGTCTTGCATTGCGCCCAAAACTTTAGCTTGGTTAACTGGGGGCGATGCGGCGGCAAAGACTTGCTGGGCGCGTTCATACCCTGGCAAGGCTTGCTCAATTGTTTTCTTAACGTCAACCAAGTTGCTAACGATAAATTTATTGTCTTTACTAGAAATCAAATCTTTAAGGTTATCTAACACCGAAGACACTTGTTCTGCGCTACTGCTTGCTTGTAAACCTGTTTTTACTTGCTCTAACGCAGACACCAGCTTAGTGTTGCCAGGATTTGCCGCCAAAATTGCATCAACTTGTTGCGTCAGCGGCGCGGTGTTAATTGGCGTTAATGGTAATGTGGCTGCGTTATAAAGCGGCCTAGACGCATTTGTCCGCGCAAGTTCTGCGGCTTGCAAATCAGGTGTGATCCCTTGCAACTGCGCCATGCGGTTTGTTTCTTGTGCTTGCGCTACGGACAGCGCGTTACCAGGTGCGGTTTTAGCTTGAACAGTTTCGCCAAGATATTGAACTTGTGGTGACGGCACATCGGCCAAAGCCTGTCGCACGGTCATATCTGGGCGCGCATTAGCCAACGCATTTTGCGCGGCGGCTAAGTTTTGCGGCGCTCTGCCGTCTTCAGTCAACGCATTACGCACAATACTGCCTGCGCGTGTTGCTGCACGTTCGCCCGATATTGCGTCAATTACATTGCCTGCGCCTTTGGCACCCAGCGCCAGCCCATAGTTAGCCGCCGCAGTAACAGGTGCCAATGGGTTGGTGAACTTGGCCGCAGTGCCCATTACTTTAGACGCTGCGGGTGCTAGGCGGGCCGTTGCTGACGCGCCACCACTAAACAATGTGGACAGGTCAGCCGCTGCGCCAACAGGGTCAGTGGCCAAAGTGTTTTTTAGCGCTTCGACGCTACCGTAGCGGTCTTTAAACATGCCGCCAACAGCGTTTGCCGTATCAACGGCGCGTTTGGCTGCTTCAGGGTTGTTGTCAATTTGGTTGACCAAAGTAACAAGTTCTTTAGGCAACAAATTTTGCAGCGCGCCCGCGCCAACATCTAATATGCCTGTTGCTGTTTGCACAGGGTTTGTAATTGCGGTAATCAAACCTTTATAAAAATTTGCCGCGCTTGTCCCTACGTTAGCTAACGCTTCACCTGGTACATCTGAAAATGATCGGCGCTTCGTAGGAATGCCGTCGCCGCTTGACGCTGGTTTTGCGGTGCTAAGATCAAATCCACCAGTTGCGACTGGCGCGGCGGTGCTGAGATCAAAACCCATTATTTTGCCTCTTTAAATGATTTACGGTCTGGGCTTACCCATGCTTTGTTGCCGCTTGCGTCGCTTTCATATGTCCAATTAGGGCCAACGCCTTCTGGGCGTGACGCGCTGTTTTTGACAGAAGATAACGGCGGCACGTCGGGGGCAGTACGAAGCCCCATACCTTCAATTGACGATTGAGGTATATCTTTAAACCGAGTGTTCCAAGCTTGTACGCTGCGAGTAGCAGCTTGGTGTTGAAGCGTGGCCAACCGCGTAAGTGCCTGCGGCGTAAGGTCAATTGTGCCCCCTGCAATACCTTGCAAGAAGACAAGATCTTTGTCGGTAAAGCCCTGCCCAGTACCCAAACCAGCGTCTTTAATTGCGTTCAAAGTGCCTTGCCCTGAAGCGGAGATAAGCGATTCGGTGTTGGCAATTTTCTCTTCGTTGCTTGCGCCTGCTACGTTTAGCGCGCGCGCAATGTTTAACTTAATAGTTGAAGCAGGGCCAACAAATAAGTTGCCTTGTTTTACCAAGTCAATAATTCGATTGGCACCCGCCGCCAATTCAGGCGCTTTTTCTGCTGCACCTAACTTAGCATCATCGCGATCTGCTATGTTTCCTGCTAATTTTTCACCATATTTTTTCTCAGTGCTAAGAGACACTTTTGTTGCACCTTTTTCAGCGACTGCCATTTTTTGTGCTTGAACAGCAGCAGGCAACGGAACATCGGCAAAGGTGCCAAGCGGTGTGACTTTGTTAGTGAACGGTGCTATTTGCATTACGTCAGTTTGACCGTATCGGTTAACTTGTATATTTGACGGTTTCAATTCGCTTGCGCTTGCGCCTTGACTTGCCATAAATGCTGTTCGTTGGTCAACCGGCATAGCCAAAATTCGGTCAACACTTGCAACCATCTGCGCCTTTTCAGCGTCAGTAAACAGGTCGTTAGCCATCAAGTCTTCTTTATACGCTGTAATATTGGCGTCAGAAGGGTTTTGACTTGTGTCGCGTTGCACCTGTGCAAGAAAATCTTTTCTTGCTTTTTGGATTTTGAACTTTGTTTCTTTTTGCGTCAAGCCCGCCGTTTCGGCTTCGGTCAAGGCTTTGCCATAAGCTAAACCAGTTTTGCCAAATCTATTAACCCCCGTTCGCCCTTCGGGAGTAGACAAATCAGCTTTTTCCAAATAAGTACGCAAGCCTTCTTCTTCATTACGCGCGCGCTCATACTCTTGCAGTTTTAGCGCGTTCATTTGGCTTTCTTGGTCAGCCTGTTTAAACTTCATCACGTTTGTCAACGCGTTCATTGGCGAAAGCTGCGCAAAGTCAATTTGCGGGGGTCTTGCGCCAAGAATAATGTTGGGATCGAGTGGCATTTTTGTTCCTTACTATAAGGCTACGCGGGGTGTGCTTAAATATTTGTTCAACAACGCGTTTTGCTGGTTCATGCCATATAAGTTTAAGCCCATACCAATACCGGAGTTAATTGCATTTGCAGAACCAATTTGTCCCGCTGCCCTTGCGTTGGCCGCACCAGTAATTGCATTGATCTGACCCGCGCCTTGATTGCCGTAGATATTGGTTAAGTTGCTGCCAAAATTACCGTAAGCACTTTGACGCGCGGCACCAGAACCAGCATACGCGTTTGACATGCTATTTCCAAAATTACCGTAAGCAGCAGCATTACCCGCACCTTGCTGTGCGGCGATATTGCCCGCAGCCCCACCGTAATTACCATACGCGTTGCTTGCGCCTGCGCCAGCACTTTGAATAGCTTGTGAACCGCCAGCAGACAAGCCACCCGCAGCAGCAGCTTGCCCCGCAGCAGCAGCTTGACCTACGCCTTGCAATGACTGCAATGCGCCTAATTGATTTCCGCGCTCGGTAGTAAAGCGGTTAAAAGCGTTGCTGTACTCTTGCGCTTGAAAAGCTTTATTGGCTTGAAAACGGTCAAACGCGGCGGCAGTTGCGGCTTGGGAACGGTTAAACGCGTTTTGGTATTCTTGCGAACCCATAGTCTGCCCGTACTCAGCAGCCGCCTTGAGCGCAGCGCCAGACTGCAAACCGCCTCTAGCCGCAGTCGAACGCTCAATAGCTTTTTGACCTTCGGCCAAACGAAACGCATAGCCGGGGTCTGCTTCTTGTTTTGTTGTATCAACAAATTCTTTAAACAGTGTGCTGGGATCAAACCCTTCAAGCTTAAAAGCAGTAGTGGCAGAGCCAAAACCTGGCGCTTTTTTGTCGCCGCCCAAACCCAACAATTCCAATAAACGAGTTTGGCCTGCTTCGCCTGCCTCTTTGTACGAGCTTAGATTTTCAATTTGCTTATTGAACATCTCTCGTTGCAATCCAAGCGTTTGGTCAAGCGCTCTTTGCTGCGCGCCTAACTGCTGGTTCAACATGTCTTTAGCTACCGTGTTTCCGGTATCTGCTGCTAACTTTTGAGCCGCTAACGTCCTATCAAGTGCGGTTTGTTGTGCAGCAAGTTGTTTATCAAGCGATTCTTTTTCAGCCGCAAGTTGCGTCGTCAATGTTTCTTTTTGAGCAGCAATTTGCTTTTCAGCAACTTCTAGCGATACATCGCCCGCCGCAGCAGCGGCGGCGGCTTGGGTGTTGGCCGCGCTTTTTGACGCGTTCGATGTAATAACGGAACCAACAACTACTGCGCCAGCAACCCATGCACTCATAATGTTTCTCCTTGCATCGTAAAGCCAAAATTGACTCTCATTGATGCTCTGTAGTCAACTAACAATTCATCGCCTGCGGTGATTTTACGCGAAGCAACGGCAAATATGTTATCCCCAACCAACTCTGGCCGAATGTTACCGTTTAAGGAGTGATTGATAAATCTTCCGCCAGGGGTACGCTTTCCGTCAAGTCTACCCGGACAAACAGTGTCACCCGCCTCAAAGTCTTTGGTCGCAAAAAGCCCAAGGCCGTGAATGCTGGAAGGTTTAAGTTCTACAAAGAACCCCTCTGGCATGTCAATCAGGTCTGATTCAATTTGCGCTATCTTGGCTACGTCGGCGTCTGTTATGCCTAACTGGTGCAAAAATAATCCGTAATCAATTTGTGCTTTTTGAACATCTGTCCGACTGTCGGCCAACCCGCACTTGGGGGCAACGTACAGCCGGTCTTCAAGAACCGCAAGGTCGGTGCAGTTGTCAGGGTTGTCGTAAATGTCTACCCAAACTACTTCTTCATCAAAAACGCGGCCTGCACGTTGCATTCCAGCTTTAGATTCAAACTCACACGGCGCGGTAAAAACCTTGACGCCGTCGTCTGTGTTGACAGCAATTGTGCCTTTTTCTAACCGCACACGATATGAAGTCTTGTGTTCTGCGCCCGTCAGCACGGTCCAAGCGGGGATCGTAATCGCTCGCTCATAGATGCCCAGCAGAAACGTGTGCGTTGTAACAATGTCAGCCTGTGGCATTTTTAGTAGTTCGTTTTGAAGCGCCGTGACTTTTTTGGCCATAGGCAACGCAAAATCAAATCCTTTACCGTAGGTTACTGTGATCATGATGCCATCACCACCCAGTTTGTGCCGTCAGATACAAGCGTCGCCCATGCACCCACGGTGGCGGCAAGGATTGCTGTGCCCGGCGTGGCGCTGCCAATAGGTGCGACGTTGCTCGACGCTGATACCAGCGTCTGAGTTTGCAAATTCTTAAACGTCACCACGCGGCCTGGCGCTGATGACGCAGCAGGAAGTGTGACCGTACAAGTCGAGCCGGACTTGTTGTTGATGACCCAGCCTTCAGTATCAGCAAGCGTAAAGTCGGCGACTTTGGTGACAACCGTAGGGCGCACTGTTAAACCTGTGCCGCCATTGGCAATGGGCACGGCACCATCAAGTCGAAGTGAGGCGTCTAAGTTGCCAGTTGTTTGCGAAGGTAAACTAATATTTGATAACGTACCACCTAACGTCAAATTACCCGCAGTTGTTACAGTACCTGTCAAAGTAATACCGTTTGCACCTCCAACGCCAGTTACGCTTGTAACGCTTCCATTACCTGTACCCACACCTAAATTTATACGTGCTTGCGTTGCGTTATCCGCGCCTGTTCCCCCATTGGCTATTTGGGCAACACCTAATGTAGAACCGCCTGATACCACATATATGTTGTTAAAAAATCGAAACCATTCCCGCGAAATTAAACCCGTCTGCGTGTCAAGCAATGCCACTCGCGCAGAAGGTATCTTGGTAATGTTCGGTGAGGTATCAGGCATTGGTTGCGCTTACATTTAGTTCAGCGCCCATGATTGCAATTTTTACGGTATCAGTGCCCGACACTTCGTAAACACGGTCGCGCAGCTTTAACGTCATGCCCAACCTACGCCAGATCACGCGTCGTCCCCATTGACCGGTTAGACCCATTGACCGCCAGTGTTCGTTACTCCAAGTGTGCCCGCCGTCATCAGACCAACGCAACATAACTTGAGGATCAATAGCAGTTGATGTAGGAAGCCCAGTTTCTACTAGCATTCTGCCGCCCGTAACAGCAGGCCCGTCAACAATTACAAGTTGACCGCCATTTTCTTGCACAAGCTCACTGCCACTTTCGGTCAGTATTACATCGTTAGACGCAGGGTCAACATACTCCCACACAAGAAAATCACCATTTTCAGCAAGCAAATCATCATTTGGGCTTGAAATGTCAACAATGACAATTGGCGTAGTGACATCAGAATTGATAGCGCCTGTCTCTGCGTCAAGCTGAAGCGAATGCTGGGCAGTGCGTTTTAAATCATTTGTGCCGACCGGCAGCGCTCTCCATGACCGAAGCCACTTTTGCACTGCGCCAGCATCTGAGAACACATCTAAATCAAACGCGTAGATGTTGCCAAGTTCATGGTCGCCCACAACAATTTCGCCGTTATACGCCATTTGGCAGTTTGAGCGATGACGGGTAAACGAGCCATTAATAAACGCAGCGCGCTCATGCCACAACGCGGTAGCAACGTCAAACACCCAAGTAACATTAGCTGACGGAAAAATCAGCACATAGAACGAATGGCCGTCTTGCTGGTATGTGTATGCAATAGCATCTGAAAGGTTTTCGTACTGTTGAATTTGCCACTCTACGGCGTGTGTAGATATTCGTTCGGCGGTGTAACCATTGGCGCGGTAGACAATACCCTTGCCGCGCGCATCGGCACCCAACCAAAAAAGGCCGTTGTCTAGCTTGGCAACCGAGAAAGCTGCAATACAGCCAACCTCGTTGAACGCGCCTTGAACGGGAACTAACGGGAACGGAGATGTGCCCGCGTCGTACCAGACCTCAACTGAATTGGTTCCAAACAACCATATCTCGCGGTGGTCAACAATAAGCGACACCAAGCCATCAGGAGAGCCTTCAGCGCTTGCAAAGTCAAGTGGGTCTATGGATGTGCCATCCAACAATTGCGTGATCCATATTCGCTGGCTATTTGGCTCATTGAACACAAAGTAGCCGTTGATGTAACCTACCGTAACCGCGCCTGGAAAGTCAGGATCAGTGATCTGTTTAAACTCTAACGTCAGACTGTTGTAGATAAAACTGGGGCCGTTACAAGCAATAAATAGCTGTGTGCCGTTGTCGGACATGCTGACGGGGCCGGACGATCCCGCAACAGTGCCAATAAACTTAACATTCCAAATACTGTCAACTCTGTACAGTGTTTCACCAGACACAACGTATCCGTACCCGCCAAATTGCCACAACCCACGAATTGGCCCATCGCCCATGTTTGCCAAAAGGCGCAGCCCAGGCGCGCGGTTTAAAAACCCCGGCTCTTTACCGCCGTCGGGCACGGCCTCTGGAAAAAGGTTGACCATCCGCGCGTCGGCAGCGTTAACGCTACGCGCTACATAGGCCGACCCAAGAATAGGTGTCTTCATCAATAGTTACCGGCATAGACGTTAAAACGCTGGCGTGTGGCAACAAGCGCGTAGGGCATCGACATGATGTCGTCAGGATTGTTGATGCGTTTTAGATTGCGTTTGCTGGTCATAGCAATCCGTTGCACTTGAGGGCTTGGCTCAACGCCAAACTCTGGCGCTATTTCCATTGCCAAGTTGTAAGCAAACGCCCGCAAATAGCCCGGTGGAAACAGTATTTGCGTTGCCAACGTGGCAGGCTCATCTAATTTTTCAACGGATACAAAGTGCCATTCCAAGTCCCGTGTGGGCTTTGGATAGACCGTCATTGTGATATTTGGGTATTCCATGTTTATCCACATAACCTGTGGATATGTGGATGTCACGGTTTTAACCGCAATACCGCTGTATTGCTGCTGATTAATAAACTTAATGCCAAACGACACGTTTGTACCCGGATCACGGAAATAAGTAGCGTCGTCCAGCAACACTGGGCGCAAGCCCACAAAGTCACCAGTTGGGCCAAGTGTGCGGGTAATTTGACTAGCGGGCCAAGTAAAGACTTGGTCTTGTGTGTTAAAAACCGACAATCGCTCGGTGTCCCACGAATCAATCATTTGATTGAGCGCCATCAACGCGTCATTTGACATGTCTGCCGAAGGTGTCTCACCTTCAGCTAGTACACCTAACAAGCGC